ATACTATAGTAGCGGTGCCCTGCGCTACAGCACCACCACCGTTATCTGGTTGGCTGAATAATATAAGGGGTGGATATTGATATCCGGTACCGCCTCCTGAGGAAACGGTGATAAGTCCCTGACCTATATATCCTTCTGGAGCAGCTATACCGCCATTTCCTCTAGTGTTAAGGTTGAGTGTTGCCGCTCCGGTAGTGGTATTAAAATTGCCGATATAATCGACTTCATATCTATTACCAAGTTTATAAAATACAAACGGAACCTGTGGGGATCTTTTTAATCCGGTAACACTGACAGTAAATGTTCCTGTAAAATAGGTACTAGAATTAACTGCGTATGATAATTGATTACCGGCCATTCCGTCGGCAAAAACACCTCCGGCGAATGTCTGTTTATCAAATGATTTAGAAAAACTGCTACAGTTTTGTATGTAAGGGGATTTAGTAAGTATCTGACCTAATGGATCTAGAACACACATAAACCCGCCGTGTCCGTGACAACTAATAGCTCTTAATATAGATGCGTCACCTAACAAGAATACATCCATCTCGTCATTCATCTTGGCTAATGCTGTTTCTGGTGTAGCAGTTTGTGTATCTACTAGGTAATGATACCCATATGGATAACCAGTAGCAGCTAAAGTTGCTCTTCCATTATTGCTGGCTCTAGTTAGCCCATCAAAATTATCATCGCGTCTGAACCAGGCAGTTCTCCACTTACTGGTGCTCCTGCCAGGTGCCGGTTTGATGATCACCCGTCTAAATTCGTCACCTCGTATACTGACATTTTGTACAACACGTAATGGTAACTGCTCGTAGTATTCGCCGCTCTCAACAAAGATAGTGATATTGGTAACAGGAACATTATCAGAGAATTGCAAATATTCTCCGGGGATATACGATTTCCCCACACTGTTACTAGATACACGCACATCATACCATTCAATGGTAATAATGCTAGCACCACTAGTAGTAGTTGTTTGGTTTAATGCTTCGATAAACCCTAAAGTATTACTAGATTTACCTAATACATAATGTCCCGGGCGAATTTCTTTGTTGAGCCATTGGTCTGTACCGCCGCTATATCCTGTTAAATTTATCGCAAGTCGCACATCTCCAGCAAAGGATACACTGCTAGTTGAAGTTGAAAAAATAGTAGCTGTTACTAATCCTCCATTAAGTGTTATATCTTGTTGGTACGGACCTAGTTCTTGAGTAGATGTACTCATGATAGTTTCTGCTACCTGACATGCCTTGTTAATAGTTAAGAAGGCGGTCCTTAGACTTCGGCCTTGTTTGCTACCGTCAACATATACAGGAAAGGTATCTCGCCCACCAGTGCTTACATAAAGATTAACTTGACTACCGGGGGTATTTGTATCTACATAATTCTTTGTGGCTAAATCTTGAGGATAAACCGGATCAGCAAAATTCATCGCTTTATAGTAATTACCGTCTAAATTTCCACCTAAAATTGGAGCGGCATCTAGACTAAGATTTAATGCCTGCTGTGAAATTCTAATAGTATTACTAGAAGTATTATCAATGACAATAAATCCATCACCGACTAGATATTTTTGTGTCAAAGTTCCTGCATATCCGCCTACAAAATCAGTAGTAATAAGAACCGGACTAGTGGCACTGCTGGCCAGGAAACTCGCAGGAGCATCCTTTAATTTTTTAAAAAATAGCCCATCTCCGATTCCAGCAAGTCCGTACAGTTCTTGAAAGTTTTCATTAACTGACTGGAATGCTTTTCTGATACTATCACCAGTACCGTCGTTACTTTGATTACCTATATTGATCTTTTGATTTGACATGTTATTCCTCTATGTAGCCATATTTATTCTATTTCTATGCTACTTAAATTGGTATAACAATATTTACCTAGACCAAGCAGGTAATTATGTAAGTTTTAAATTTTGAATTTAATTGAAAATCTGCTGAACCTCGGCCTTTAGATCGTCAAATTGTAATAGGTCTATAACTTGATTTTGGAAGCTAGATATAATAGTATTAGCAGCGAGTTTTGGTTCTAATCCCCTTGCTTGTAGATAATAGATCTTTTCATCGCTGATATTCTCAGTAATGCTACCTATGTTTGATTTGATACCATCACAGTTGGTATAAATTTCAGGCTTGCTAAAACATCTTCCCTTGGGGCCTGTGATCAAATTCATGTTTTCTACACTGGCTTCTCCGCCTGTGCTGTTTTCATTTAATATCACCATACCCTGGAAAACTGTTTGACTGCGCGGTCCAGCACGTCCTAATATTAACTGCCTACTTTTACTATAGGGGTGCTGATGTATGGTTTTTGTAATTAGTTCAGTATCTCCGCCATTTGAATTAGATATGAGACCAAAAGCATTAAAACCGCTACCCGAATGTTGGGCTACCTGTATTATATGCTTATTAAACTTTCCTCCCTGGGCAAAGATACCAAAGTTGATATTACTCCCTTCGTTAAGGATGATATCGTATAAGAAAATCTGTTGTAAATGACTGTCGAGGTCATTAATTATGATCAGATCTAATTCGGAACTTTCTTTTAGTTCTATCCTTATATGTTTCGCAACTAATCCCTTATCTGTGGGATTTTGTCTAAGCACCATCTGTTCTTTATGGTTCCTGGCCATCTCAATATTGCTGGCATCGATGATCTTGACCTCTTTTCCAAAATACTGCTCTGGACTAAATTGCCAATCGGGGTCGCCCCTTTCTACTTTAAGAAAACTGTTTATCGCCATCTTCTATAATCCTTTTATATAGTTCTACGCCCCCTTGTTCGCGAATTTCTCCATTCACGAGGATATGTATGCGGTCCGGGAGGATTTGATCTAGAAGATCTGTGTTTTGAGTCATTACTATTAGTGATTTACCCTTGTTGTTTATATATTCTTTGAGTATTAATACAATCGCCTCGAGCGCTGTTTTGTCAAGGTCAACATCGATTTCGTCTAATATTACGAGATCAGGCTGTAACAAGGCCATCTGAATAATTTCGTTCTTTTTACATTCGTCGGGCGAGCTGTCGATATTGTTTACCATATCGTCGGGAAAATCGTTCCTTAGGCCTAGCACTGCTACAAGTCGTCTATATGACTCTTCTAATGTGGATGTAAATTTACCTCCTGTTTTATTTTCAAAGGTAGCCCTAATCATTTCTAAATTGGTTAGGCCCTCTATTTCTACAGGATACTGGAAACTAGCAAAGATTCCTAATCTACTACGCTTATGAGCGGGTAATTTATTGATGTTTTTATTATTGAAAGAGATAGTTCCCTCTGTTTGAGAGATGAGATGATTACCTTGTATTAGATGAGCTAAGGCACTTTTGCCACTCCCTTTAGGTCCTAAAATAGCATGTATCTCATTTGGCTTTATTTCTAAATTGATGTTTTTTAAAACTTCACTTGTATCTATCAGAGCAGATACGTTTTTTATTTTTAACATGTTTTTATTGTAGTTTAATGTAACACTGAAGTCAATGTTTACGAAAAGTTATTTAATCTGTTATTGATTACTGACCAATCTATTATCCTCCATATGTTTTTAAGATACTTGTCTTTTTTACTCTGATAATCTAACGCCCAAGCATGTTCCCACCAATCTACTAACAACACTATGTCATTTTTAATCTGATGATTTTTAATAGTTTTGATCTGTCCGCTTCGAGAAAGATACACCCACCCCGACCCTTGTATAGACATAGCAGTTTTTTCAAATTCATTTTTAAGTTGATCGAGGCTATTGAAATGTTTATCGATAAATTCTGCGCTGACACTGAACGGTTTATTGCTACCGGACGGACTTTTTAGTTGCGGAAAAAATATATTATGTAAGAATGCGCCTGCTTGATTAAAGTCAGCATCGCCTTCCCCCTTATTATATCGATCTACATATCCTTTGGCCAACGAACTAAAATGATAATCTATAGTTTCTTTACTCATAACAGGCTCTAGATCTGTACGATCATAAGGCAGCGACTCTAAGACTAGCTTTTCTTTCCTATTCTCTGCTTCGTTAATAACGGCTATCAATTGCTGAATCTGAGTTTTCATATGAGTATTTATAGATGAGTAAAAATGTTGCCTGTTTTTATGCAGAGGTAAATAATAGTAACATTTAATTCTTAAAGGAAATGAATCATGTTTAAAAAAATCAAAGAGTTCTTCGTAGGCAAATCTGCTGTTGAAAGTAAATTCGAGCATCCACTAGATGCGGTAACTACACCAAACACATCCGCCCCATACAAGATTCCGGAGCCGGCTGCTACAACACCGATCCCAGTTGTTTCGGATCAATTGGCGGTAGTTAATGCTGCTGAAGGATCTGCTGTTAAAACTGTTCCTGAGAAAAAAGCACGTAAACCACGTACTCCTAAGGCAGCACCCGTAGCAGTAGTCAAAGAAAAAGCCCCGGCAAAAGCCAAGGCTCCTAAATTGACAATGGTTAAAACTGCTAAAACAACTGCAGCTAGATCAAAGAAGGCCTAATTGTTTAGCCTGCTCGTGTAGTGCGAAGCTGGCTAAATTCTTACCTTTAGATTCGCACATGATATCGAATCTATCCAAAAAGCTCAGTGCCCATTCGTTGACTGCTGTATTCCAGTAGAAATCAGAATGTGCTCTGAGTTTCTGCTTTTTGTATCCCGACTCTAACAGAGACTCCAGCTCTGGGCGATCAGTAGTGGAAAAGTCTCGGAGTATATCTTCGCGGCTAAGACTGTAATGCATAGTAGGACGGAGCCCGCGCCAACTATCAACAACCAACCCAACCCGCGGGTCATTCGGGGAAATATATTCTCCCGAGTTAATCCAGTTATGGTGTATGTCAAGTACGATAGGTAAGATATCAGTGAGCGCAAGACAGTCATTTAATCCCCAGGCGTTTTCTTCGTTTTCGATTGTGATACAATTTCTTGCTTCGGGACTAAGTCGGGCATATGCTCTTCGTATGCCGTCAGGGCCTTGTTTACCTGATATGTGGACGTTGATTTTGAGGTCTTGGAATGTTTTGCCAAAGCCCATGTAACGGGCAATATCCGCGTGATATTCAAACTCATCTATACTCCTGTCAACAATGCCGGGATTGACACTAGCAAGAACAGTAAACTGACCAGGATGAAAACTGAGACGTACACCGCTCCTGCGAGCACTATCCCCAACAGCGAGAAGATTGCGATCGCAATAGTCGCGAACATCGACCCTGCGCCAGAAATAACTCCAATCAGACTGGGTATAAACAGGTAGCATATCGCTACTAAGGCGAACCATCCTAAGATTTTTATCAAGTTGTCCTACTCTTTCCACTAGCAATCTAGTGCTTTCGATATTGCCTACCATAAGGTCCCAGAGTTTTTGTTCTGCAACATCCTTACTCTGTCTATTTAACCAGGCAACAGTGGTACTACCTGTATTATATTTCTTGGCATCGTCCTTGGCATCGATGCCGTCGACCTGGCCTGTGTGATCGATCCACTTGCAGGCAAAGCCGATTCTCTTAACGGATTGTTGCGGCATCTAATTCCTTAAAGGCCTCTGTAGCGCGACCGGCTGTATTCTTGTGTAATTCTTCCTGTACCTTGGCTTTACGCATTATATTAGCATCTCCCATAGGAAGTGCTACTAATACATATGTTCGGAAGCGACCGTTTTCGCTAACACGCTTGATCTCAGCGATCTCAGCGCCAGTGACATCTACCTTGCGGCACATGGAGCGAATAGCTGCCTCCGAAGTTTCAGTAGTTGTACCGCCGATATCGGAGATAAACACGCGGCTTTGTTTGTCAACTTCACCGCCTGCTGCCATACAGATCTTACCAAAAGCGATAACTTTAGCTTTCTCATCTGCCATAGAGAAGTCACCACTGATGGCAGTACCATTAGCATAGACTGCCCCGATGCTCTTAGGCATTTCGGTCATCCACTTAGGTGCTTTGTCAATAGCACTGTCAACAGCTTTTTCTTGGCGTTCGCGCTCGGCTTCGGCACGTTTAGAATATGGATCGCTTGGCGTACTGCTACAGGCAGCGACTACGATTACCATAGGTAACAATGTGTAAAACTTCTTCATTTCGAACCTCCCATTTTTTCTTTA